CGATAATCCCAACTATGGCATTACAACAGATGGACTCCACTCAATGTGCTATCGAGGTATAGAGAACTGGTGGGGGAATGTCTGGCAATGGTGCGATGGTATAAACATCAAAGCCGACTGGAATCCGTGGATAGCTGACCATGGATTTGAAAGCGATAAGTTCGAGAGTCCATATTGGGATACAGGTTTAACACTGCCAAATGACATTGGTTATATATCTGATATTTACACGTCACCAGATTGGGCATTTTTGCCCAAAGCTAAAAGCGGTAGCAGTTCAGAGTATTTTTGTGATTATTATTATGAAGCCACTGGAAACCGCGTGCTCCGCTTCGGTGGCTATTGGACTTACGGCGGTTTGGCCGGGCCCTGGAGTTGGAGTGGTATTATTTCGTCTTCGGGTGCGAACTTGGCTCTCGGCGGTCGCCTCCTTTATATACCTTAAGCCGTAGCGGTTTTGGCGTAGGCTTAACATGAGTTATGGGTTTAAACCACCAATGACGTGCTCCACTTCAGTGGCAATTGGAATAACAGCGGTAAAGCCAGGCCCTGGAATTGGAATGGTAATAATTCGTCATCGAATACGAACATGAATATCGGCAGTCACCACCTTTGTGCAAATAATTTTTTTCACCTGCGATTTAGTGGTTTAGACCTTGCCCCTTGGCAAAACACAAAACATTAGCGAACATCGTGTTAGTAGGTTAACTCTCGAACGCTCGATTTACGCACAAAGGAGTATTTATGAAACGGTACGGTTATTTATGGCACAAGGTAATAGATTTTGACAATCTTGTTCTTGCTCACCAGAACGCACGAAAAGGCAAGACGTGGTATAGAGAGGTAAAGATGGTAGATAACAATCTGTATTATTACATGGATAAAATCTACCATATGCTTAAAGATAAAACATATAGGGTATCTGAATACGAAACATTTATCAGAAGAGATTCAGGCAAAGAAAGGATTATATCCAAACTCCCATATTATCCAGACAGGATTGTTCAATGGGCAGTTATGCAAATCATAGAACCTGTGTTTATCAAGCATTTCATAGCAGATACCTATTCGGCAATACCCAATAAAGGCATACATTATGGCTTAAAAAGGCTACATAAGGCTATGAAAGATAAGAAAAACACAAAGTATTGCCTGAAATTTGATATTAGGAAATATTACCATTCGATACCTCATGATTTGCTTAAAGAAAAGCTAAGACGCAAGTTCAAAGATAAGAATTTATTATGGTTGCTGGATTTGACGATAGATAGTACAGAAGGAAACACAGGAATACCGATAGGCAACTATACATCACAATATTTTGGTAATTATTATCTATCTGAATTTGACCACTGGATAAAGGAAACGAAAGACCATGCTTACTTCGGGCGATATATGGATGACGTTGTTATTCTACATAGAAGCAAGAAATATCTACACTGGTTAAGAAAAGAATGTGCATGGTACTTAAAACAATTAGGTTTGAAGATAAAGGGTAACTGGCAGGTATTTCCTACTTTCAAACGTGGCATTGATTTTCTTGGTTACAGAAGTTTTGGTGATTATACATTATTAAGAAAATCCACCGTAAAGTCGTTTAAAAGAAAGATGAGGTCAATAATTAGAGGTAAAACGCTATCTGTTGCAAAAGAAAATTGCATAGCAAGTTATGAGGGCTGGTTGAAATGGTGTAACTCATTCAATCTTAGAAAGAAGTACCTCGAGCCAGCAAAGGAGGTTTTAGTATGAAGGTATATTCAACAATAGAACCAGATATCATTTTTATAGAATCAACACAGAATGGATATAGAGTTAGATTGCGTAAAAACATTGAACAATATGAAGAAACATTTGAGGGTGAGACACAGACTATGTTCAAATACGATGAGGTTGTTTTGAACCTCTCACATAAAGAAAACATAAATGAATATGTTACGGAAAACTTTGAATATCTATTCAGTGTTGGTGAAAACATTAATTACCAAGAAAAGATAAACAGGATTAAAGAATACTTAAGCAAGAACTTTCTAAATGAACAGGATATAGATTATTATGTGGCTTCGGGGATTATAGAAAGTAAATCAGAGGTGATGTAAATGATTTTATGGAATTCGGGCGAAACTTCACCTGATCTAATTGAAGAAAGCTCCATCATTAATAACTATTTATACAGTGAAAACAATTATGTTCTTAATCTGTCTGGAATGGGTGCATTAGATTCTGCAAGAGCTTCAAGCTACGATGAAACTAACTGGGCTGATTTAACAGTAGAAGAATTGGAAAATGAAATAGACAGCTTTAATAGCTTAATGAGTGTAAATTATAGTGCTGATGATGGATTGAGCGTTTTAATAATTGAAAATAGGCAGGATGATTCATCTGGGCAACCATATGGAATATTGAACATACCTGATGATGTTGAATTGCATGGTTATGGTGGTGTTTTCAACACAATAGAAGCCGATGGAACTTATACAAAATACTGGACGAGAGATGACAAGACAACAAATGCTTCGGGTGAGTTTTCGCTTACAGGCTATGAATCTGGAACAAAAGTCATATGCAGAAATAAAAGTGATGGTGATATAGAAGTTCTTGATGCTGCCGATACAGTTACAACCAGTTGGGAAAGTACAGATATAGAAATTCTATACCAACTTGATGAGCCAACAACTGAAGATATCAATATCACCAATACGTTGGGCGATCTTTACAAAACAGATAATTATTTAGTGCCATACATCAAACAAACTGCTTCATTTACTGGTGATGGATATACTACTGAATTTAGTACAACATTTGCACCAGACAAAGTTTATGTGAATGGTTTGGATGTTACAGATGATACGACTTTAGGTGATACAAGCGTTACTTTTTCAACCGCTCCAAGAAGAAAAGCAATTATAGATGTTTATGGAGCAAGTTTGACTGGCGCTGATGTCGCTATACAGATGGATGTTTTGAAACCATCAGAAACAATTGATAGTGTCCCGGCTTTAACAGACGTATCACTGACAGAGAATGAAGAAGATGTTGGTTATGTGAACATTAACGGTTCAACGTTAAAAGAAGTTGGAAATAAGACTTATTCTGTAACTTTGAGCAAAGACTTAATAGAAGGTCAAGACAATATCTTAGAGGGATACAGGGATAAGAAATTCAGGTTAAAAGTTTATAACCCAAGAGATGAAGTAACTGAATATCTTGGAGTGTGTCATATAGAACCGGATGCATCAAAGAACTACTTAGACGGTACTGAAAGTATCACGATAAAGTGTGGTGATTTATATGATTAGTCTCGAATACGATGGAACAACGATAGAGCTTAATCCCAAAAGACATGAGAACTGGTTGTATTCTCCCAATGCACCAACAGAAACGGATGCAGAAAGTGGAGAGATTATAGACAAGTGGGACACTGAACAGGGTTCAACATTCGAGTATTTTCTATTCGAATGGAACGAAAACGGCGTAGCCACACAGGAAGAAGTTTCTACTTTATACGATTTTCTGAAAGCAAAGCCAAAAGTTGCCGATCCCATGACGCTTACCTATCCCATGCGCAAGAGTGATGGAACAATTTATCAGGGAAGGTTCTATGTTGTATTCGCTGATTCAGCAGGAGAAGAACGCTGTCAATTCAACAAGATGTTAGAAGGTCCGGACGGTACAGGCTACTACACAGGCACAGTCGCACTTATAGAGATAGAAAGAAATGATGATGTATGAGTAGTGTCAATCTGAAAGCCAAAAGGGATCTTGAGGTTGAATTGAAAGCGAAAGTTGGTGAATAGAATGGCTTACATAAACCAGAATTTCAAAATGTATAAGGGCGACCATAAACAGCTTGTTTACACTGTTGAAGATGAGACATCATTAACCGGTGCTACCATACGCTGGAAACTATCTTATTCACCATTCAGCTCTGCACTTATAGAGAAAGTATCAACTGATGAAAGTGAGATAACAACATCAGAGAATACATTTACAGTCTATCTCGACCCAGCTGATACAGAAGATTTATCTGACTATTACAAGTATTACCATGAAGCAGAAATAGAGGATAGTGATGGATACATTACAACAGTGGCAACAGGTTATATGACGTTATACGAAACATTGATTGAATAGGGAGTGATAGGGTGAAGATAGCGGTGTACGCTATTTGCAAGAATGAAGAAAAGTTTATAGATAACTGGTATGACTCCATCAAGGAAGCAGATGGAGTTTTTGTTACCGACACGGGTTCGACAGATAAAACAGTTGAGAAGTTAAAAGAGAAGGGCGTTAATGTCTTTCATGCAGAGGTTGAACCGTGGAGATTCGATGTTGCAAGAAACATAGCACTTGAGAACGTGCCGGAAGATTACGACGTTTGTCTTTGTATCGATATGGATGAAGTGATGGAAAAGGGCTGGAAAGAGAAAGTGGAGAAAGTCTTTGAAATACAGCCAAAAACCACGATGATTCGATATCCATTCGTTTACAGTTGGCTGGATGATGAACAGACAAAGCCAAAGACAACAATGTTTCAATTCAAGATTCACACAAGACATGGTTATCACTGGGAATATCCAATTCATGAAATTCTTGAATGGCATGGCAGCGGTGAAACTTTAACCGTTTATTGTGAAGACATTAAAAGCTATCACTATCGGGATAGGAGCAAAAAAAGAACGTACGACGTAATGATAGATGATGCTTTGAGAGAAGCTCCGGATGATCCCAGGTTGTTATGGTTGAGAACGAGAGAATTGATGATCAACAACCGCTTTGACGAGGTAGAAGAACAGGCAAGAGAGATGCTTGAGAAGACTAAATTCGCTATTTACAATAATGACTATCTTGATATCTCGCAATATA